AGGTCAGGCAATCGGACACATAGTCAAGGACAGGTTCAAGAAGGACAAGAAGGATTTCCTGGAATACGAAATCGAGGAATTGAACAAGTCTCTGGACGCTTTGGAGAACGTGGATTCCGAGGACGAAAAGAAGCCAATGAAGGGCGAGATTCCGTTGGACGTGAAGCCCAACCACCTCTATCCTCAGAAGATGCCATTGGTACCAGGAAAGCCACCACCAATCGTAGTGAAGCCTGAGCCACCACCACCCCCTCCACCTCCACCAAAGCCGGAGCCTCCAAAGCCATATCCACCTGACCCAATTCCATCGGTGAATCCACCTCCAAAGGAGACGCCGACAAAGGGCGAGAATGGAGTGAAGTGACGAAAGCGAAAACCCAAGTGGTAGACAATCCACTTGGGTTTCGTGATGTTTCTATTTTAGGCAAATACAATTATACAATCTTCAGGGTCTGACCCGGCTTGATGACGTCTGACTTCAGACCATTCAATGCCTTGATTTGCTTGACCTTCGCCATGTCCTTTCCGGCTATGCCCCACAGGGTGTCTCCAGATTTCACAGTATATGTCTTGGTCGGCTTTGATGCAGAGTTCTTGCCAGCCTTCTTGCTTCTCGCCACTGAATTCGTAATCCACTTCAATTCGCCAACCTTGTGTCGTCCCACCATCTGAGCGCCGACCATTTCCGACCCCCAATCCGGATTCGCCTTGTCTGGGTTGTAGTAGGAGTTCCAAGTCTCGTTGTCTGGCTTGAAAGTACCATCGAACGCGGATTGTGCGAGGTCGGAGCAAATGCCCCAAGCCGTCTGGTCGCCACCTTTCACAGTAGCACCCTTCGGAAACTCGATTTTGTAGGAAGATGGGGACTTGTTGGAGATGTCGTTCCAGCAAGAGAACTGACTTGGAGCGAGGCATACCCCAGCGAGTTTCGATGCGTCGCCACCAGCTCGGTTCCATATCACTGTCATCACCATTCTCATTCCCTGGGTTCCCTCGCCTCTCGCTTCCATGAAGAGCGTCCTTGCAACCACGTTGATTGCCTTGTCCTTGTCCCAGGAACCAACCTTCTCCTTCGCGTCCTTCTTCTTGGACTTCTCGATTGCCTTTCCAATCTCCTTGGTCGTGAGAGTGACCTTGCCACCTTGAACTTGCTTCGCATTTACCTATTCCTGAAGGTTGCGCTTGAACTCGTCGGCGTGAACCATTCCAGATGTTCCAAGCAAGAATACGAGGGTTCCGAAACTGAGCATCTTGCCGATTCCCTCGTTCGCCATTTCGTCGTCCAATATGTTGATTACCAAGTTGTCCAGGTCGTTCGTAATGTATCTCTTCCAAGCCATAGTCATTGTCCTCTTCAGAGCCTATTTACCATTATACAGGTTCCGTTGTAAATACAATGTGACAACCTACTAAACAAACGGTGACATACAATGGCATTTGACATACAAAAGAACAAGAGGCTGCCCGCAGATGGCATAGAAGAGGTTGACTCTGACAACAACGAAACCACATTGAACCTCGTGGAAGAGGCAAGCAAGTCCAACGTCATTGCGACGCAGGCTTGGGTGTCCAAATTGCTCAAGAGGTTCTGCTGCTGGACGAGGCTCTTCCACACAGACGTCCTCCACGCCAGGGCGGAGGTCGTTACCGCGAACGTAAAGGCGAGGGAAGCGCATCTTGACGAGATTTACGCCAAGAGCATAGTCCTCACCAACGAGGACGGTGGAATGGTCAGAATCAAGGTCGGCAAGGACGGCAAGATTGACATAGAGGAGACCCTTTGCGACGTGTTCGTGTATCCAGGGGAGTGCCTGGTGCGCGAATACTTCTACCGCACAGAAGACGTAGTCAAGAACTTCGCTGGGCTCACCCCATATCAGACATTGCTCAACTTCGTCCCATTCGTGGGATACAAGCGCAGCGAGTTCAATGGTCAGATGTGCTACTTGCTCTGCGAGGCTGATGGCAAGGACGAGTTCATCAACAAGACGTTGCTCTTCACGATTCCACCAGACAAGGTGGCGAGGAAAGTGGTTGTTCTCGACGCGAATGGCGAGTGGGTCAAGGACTACACCATTCCATACGAGGACAACATCAGGCAGTTGACCATCAACCTCCCAAGGTTCTACAACACCGAGACGCAGGAGATGTGCCAAGTCAGGCTTCCAGCTCCATCTCCGATTTGGACTGGGCGTTGCTCTAACGTGTTCCCAATGCCGGTTCCACCTCCACCCCCAAGCTGCACGGGATTCGTCCCTGGCCCTGGGGAGAAGCCGATTCCCAATCCAATCGACGACATGGGAAGGGACATCTACGACGAGGAAATCCCAACCGCAGAGAACGAGATTGACCCAGATGGACACTACGAGGTTCGCCAGGACGAGTACACAGGAAACACCTACCACAACATTGCTCTGACGAGGAACTTCTTCACGAACAACGCCAAGACCCAATATCTCATGGTGGAGCTTATGGACAGGTATGGCGCAGAAGTGGATTCCAACAATTGGGACGTAGACACCACAACAGTGGACACCCCAACCGTGGACACCACAACCGAAGAAGGTTGATTTGGGAAATCCACAATGAACGAAAGCCGAGGTTCAACACCTCGGCTTTTTGTCATGTTTCTGACCTTGTGCGCGTCAGTAGTTGTTCCTGGACAAGATGTTGATGTTCTTGTTCACCACCCTTATGCGCTCCTTCAACTCTTCCTCGGTGTTGGTGTAGAGCACTGGGTACATGAATGGCTCCAGCGCTATGTTGCCGGTCTTAACCTGAAGGTCGTCTCCAAGGTTGATTAGCGCCGTGTTCGTCACGAACGTAGCCATAGAGATTCCGTGGGTGTAGATGGCATTTTCCTCTGGGCCAGGCTTGTAGACCGTGTATATGTCTGACACGGCTGGAACCTTCTCCATAATGAGGTTCACTATGTCGTTGGTGTTGAACGAGCCAAACCCAACCTCCCTGTTCCTCACGTTGAAGAAGTAGGTCATCAAGGAGCAAACGCGCTCCATGACTTCGTATGACGAGATGGAGTAGTCGTCGTTGATTCTAACCTCAATCCAAGATGCGTCAACGTCGGTTTCCTTCGTGGTGTCCTTGTATTGGGGAACAGTGGTGTGTCCATTCGCCATGAGGTATTGCTGGGCGTTCTCGAATGGGACGCTCGAAATCTCGCACCTCACAGGCAATGCAGGCAAGAGGACAGGTTCGTGGCACATGTCCTTTAAGTCAATCATCATGGACTTGCACCTTTGAATCATCTGGTCGTAGTTGATGTCGTCAACGTCGCCAAAGTTCGTGATGTACCAAATGTACACGTTGTTGGAATCAACTGCATCCGATAGCGACGCGCCACCATACTTCGTGAATCTCGCCGGGTTGAGGTAGAACCTTGGGTTGTCGTGGTTCTTCACGCCAAGTTGGTTGAGCCACCTGTAGAAGGTGGATACGTATTCCCAGTTGTTCATTACTTTCACTGAGTTGAACATTCCTGAGATGGAAGGTTCGTTCATTACGAAGAACTCGTAGTCCTCCTTCGTGACGAGCCTGTTGTTCATCTTGAACCAGTGTGGGGCGCGTTCGCGTATTTCCTCCACGTCCTCTTCCTTTATGGCAGAGGTGGAGCCAGTGAGAACCTTGCAAGTCAATTGGTCGAGACCAAAGTACCCTGGGAACAACCTCTCGTATAGTTCGTCTGGGATTCCAAGCATTGCTGCGCTGTGCTCGAACTCCATTTCCTCTGACGATGGCTGGACTCCACCTTCCATTCCCTGGGTCTCCAGGTAGAACACGTACAACTCTGAGTTTGGAGTGAGTTTCTTCGTCGTCACGCCATCTCCGAACTTCAAGACAAGTTGCTTGATTTCGTTCAACTCCACGTTGAACACGTAGTCGTCCTCGCCGCCAAGTCCATTGTAGAGGAAGTTGTGAACCTTGTCAGTGTCGTTGACGTTTGGAAGTCCCTTGAACAACCCCTGCTGGGTTGGGTGGAACACGTTTACCTCAGTGGTGCTCCAATCAACTTCCTCTTGGTTGTCCTCCTTCATCTTCTTCACCACTTCCACTGCGAACACGTGCGCTGTCGTCGCGTACTTCTGCTCGTCCATCTCGCTTCTGACCATTGGCATTACGAAAGTCTCGTAGTCAGAGCCATTGGGTGTGAATATTGTCTGGTACCTCTTCCACATTCCATTGTGGAGTACGATGTCGTAGGGTTGCCCCGCGTCCAAGTTCTTGGGAATTGGGCAGGCTTGCCATCTATAGGGGCAATATGAGTAGTATTTGCCATCTGAGGTGGAAACCATTGCAAATGGTGGGATTGCGAACTCTGTCGTCGTGTCAGCTTCGCTCACCAAGTCCCCTGCGTTCGATATTCTGAACATGGACGTGGAGGGCGTGATGCCCTTCGCGTTGTAGCCAAGCAACTTCGCAATCCTGACTATGTTCTCGTAGTATTGGGCTTGGGAGAACATGGATTCTGAAGCTGCGTGGTTCAATTGGTACGCCAAGGTTTGGTACATCGTAGCCACCAAGTCCACGAGTATCGCTATGTTGCTACCAGGATACACCTGGTCCCTCGTCGCTGGGTCTTCGATGAGTTTCCTGATAATCAAGTCCCTCATTTGGTAGGCGTTGAAGGTGGCGTACTTCACAGGGAAGTCCTTTGCCAAGGAAACGTTGTCCTTGGAAAACCTCTTCTGGTCGTTGTAGTTGCTCTTCTTTGACATCTGAGTATCTCGCTTGGATTTCTCGTGTTCCTATTTACCATTTCCAGATTTTTCTCGAATTTCTGAAACTTTTTCTCAAACAATGCTTCGGTTTTTCAGACGTTTAGCGTAAATATAAGTAGCAGTAAAGAAAGAGAAAGTTGGCTACTATGAAAGTTTCTGAAACAACTCAAAAAGTCTATGACGGAATCCTTGGGATACTCAAGGAGAATGGGCAGCCATTGACGAAAGCCCAGGTGTACGCCGTAGAGAGCATGGTAGAGACTATCGAGGAAGCCACAGAGAAGCGTTGCTGCGAGGTGACCGAGCAGATTCTCGCAAAGAAGGACGCGCTTATCGCAGAGGCGAAGAAGAGCGTTGAGAAGTCTGGCGTTGTCTCTGAGGAGACGATGAAGAAGGTCAACGAGATGGTCGAGGCGCGTATAGAGCAGTTGAAGAAGGACATCCCACAGGTGCTTGACTACGCCAAGATGAAGAAGCTCGAATCTTGCATGGAGACCATCAAGGAATGCGTGGGCTATCGCACCGACGAGCAGGTTGAGAGGGTTGCGAACGAGAGCGCGAAGATGCTCAAGTCCACGAAGGGTCTTATCGAGACCCAGGCAAAGACGATTTCTGAGAAGGTTGCTTCGCTTGCTGAGAGTACGACGAAGGTGAACGAACTCCAGGAGCAAGTGAAGCAGATGAAGCACACGATAGAGTCAAAGGACAAGCAAATAGTCGAAAGCACGAAGAGGAACACAGAGTTGGTTAATCAGAACCAAAGTTTGCAGAAGAAGATAGAGGAAAGCAAGAAGATTACTGAGAGCATTGAGGAAAAGCGCAAGACAGAGGCATTGAGATACTACCTTGAAGAGAAGATATCGAAGTACCCGAAGTACGAAGCAACCTTACTCAGAAAGCATTTCCAGAACGCGAAGTCCCGTGCCGAGATTGACGAGAACTTCCAGAAGGCGCTGACGATGGTCCAGGAGAAGAGGGATGCGATGAGGACCGTCCAGGCAATTCCACTTGCGAAGGTAGCCCCGCAAGCAAAGACTGCGCCAAAGGTGGTCGCAGAGGGCAACAAAGAGAAGATTTCAGGTGAAACTATTGTCAAAGAAAGCGGTGGGTCGGAAGCCCTCGCAGGCTCGATGTATGATGAATCGTTCGTTGACATTGACATGGACAACGACGTAATCAGCAACGAGCAAATGCAAAGGTGGATGGCTCAACTTTGACATACTTCACACCAAACAACAAAGAACAACAGGTAACTAAAATGTTCAAGACAAACTCAGAATACCAGAAGAAGCTCCTCAAGCGTTGGGCTCCAATTCTGGAGAAGGGCGCAGCAATCGAGTCTGTTGACAAGAAGCTCGTCCTTGCGCAGGTTCTTGAGAACACCCGCAAGGAGTTCACCAAGAAGAACCTGTTCACGGAGGCGGCTCCTACCGCAGTCGGCAACACGATTGACAACCGCGCTCCTGCTTACACGGCTCCCGTTCAGGGACAGGGTGTTATGACCCAGAATGACTACATTCTCCCGAATGTTGTCATGCCAATGCTCCGCCGTATTTTCCCAACCCTCATGGCGCACGAACTCGTCGGCGTCCAGGCGATGACTGGTCCTACCGGTCTCGTGATGGCTCTCCGCGCAGTTGCTGCTAACCCAGAGCGCGTTGGTCTCCCTCAGGGATACGAATTCGGCTATGGCAACCGTGGTCGCACGAACCAGTCCATCTTCACGGGTGACACTGGTGCCAACACCAAGGTTGACGTTGACTCCACCCAGAGCCTTCAGAACAAGCTCTATGGTGACGACCTGAACGACATTGGCGCGTTCCTCAATGGAGTTCCTTACTCCGGACGTGGCGTTGCTACGGGCCGTGGCGAGGGCTACGCTCAGGGAACTCCGGCGACCTACGTCGGTGCTGATGGCAAGGTCTACGCCTACAACAAGGGTGCAGCTGGCTATGCTCAGGGCTATGCTCCTGGCGAGAATCCTGCTCTTGACCCAACCTTCGGTCACTGGAGGAACAACACGTATCCTCAGGCAACCATCAAGTTCGAGAAGCGCATCGTCGCAGCGGAAACCCGCAAGCTCGGCTCCGAGTGGACGCCAGAGGACGCAGAGGACTTGGAGGCTCAGCAGGGTCTCGACCTCGAAACCGAGATGACCAACCTCATCTCCTACCAGATTGGTGCTGAAATCGACCAGCAAATCAAGGAGTCCATGCTCTTTGCGGCGTGGAAGGAGAGCAAGGTTCTCGACGTTTCCAAGCTCGATGGTCTCGACCAGATGGGCCGTATCGCTGCGATGCTCACGTTCGTGACTCGCGAGGCGAACGAAATCTCCATCAAGACCCGCCGTGGCGCAGGAAACTTCGTCCTCGCTTCGACGACGGTTTGCTCCTGCTTGCAGCAGCTCGGCACGTCCAAGCTCGTCTCCGACGGCAAGACGATGCCAAGCGTCCCTGCTTCCGCGATTGGCGCGATGACCAAGGAAGGTCTCATCAACGATGGGCGTCAGCTCCTCGTCCGTGACACCAACACCTTCGGTTCCTACGCCCTCGTTGGCTACAAGGGAACTCACGCAGGCGATGCGGGTATCATCTACTGCCCTTACATCCCAGTCACGCTCTACAAGGCTATCAAGCCAGAGAACGGTCTCAGCGTCATCGGCGCCCGTACTCGCTATGGTCTTGTGGACAACCCATATGATGCGGAGAACTTCTACTCCCTCATCAAGTTCACGGGATTCGACAAGGGCTACACGCTTGGCAACGGACAGCGCACGTTCTTCGGCGATGTTGCGGAGTCCAGCGAGATGTCCTTCTCCTACAGGAGCGGCCTCATTGGCTAATTGTTGGCTTCCAAAAGCAACAAATACGAAAGATGGTTGGGATTCTCCCAGCCATCTTTGTTTATTCCATCAGGTCTCCTCCAAGTTGAACTTGACGTTGTTGTTCTTGCACCACTTCTTCAATCCCTCCAGGGTCTCTTCCTCTATAGTTCCCTTGAACCAAAGCGTAGAGAACTTGCCCTCGATTTTCTTGTGGGTGAAGTGGTGAACTACTGCGTCACTCAAGATGACGCAGCTTCAATCGGGAAGTTCCTGCCCGTTATAAATCTTCTTATTGAAGGTCATGTCTGGCAAAGCGAAGTCCTTGATGTTCTTTGCAGCATTTACGTCCCTATCATGAAAGTGACTGCAATTTGGACAAGTCCATTTTCTGTCAGAAAGCGTCAAGTCATGCTTGACGTACCCACATTCGTGACAAGTCTTTGACGATGGCTCGAAACGCCCTATCTTGATGACGTTCTTGCCATACCAATCAGACTTGTATGTGAGCATCTGAATGAACTTGTTCCAAGCCAAATCACCTATGGCTCGGTTCATTGAATGCCTGTTCTCGCTCTGCATGTCTTTGATGGACAAGTCCTCTATGCAGATGGTGTCTACTTGGTTCTCGTGGCACAACCTATAGGTCAACTTGTCCAGGAAATCTTTTCTCTATCTTGATATCTTCGCGTGAAGCCTTGTTATTTGCTCTCGCTTGCTCTTGTACTTCGTAGTCCCCTCTTCCAACTTGGCAAGCTCTTGTTGATGTTTCACCAACTTGTCCTGATGCTGCTTCAAGAACATTGGACTTTCAACTTTGTCGCCATTGTCAAAAGTTAAGAAGGTATTCACTCCAAAGTCTATTCCTATCGCGGTTTCCCTCAATACTGGTTTCTTCTCAGGAATTACCATATCCACTTCACAGAGAATGGAGACGTAGTACCTTCCATCTCTATCCTGGGACACTGTTGCGGACTTCATCGTTCCCTCGACCTTTCTCGAGAACTTACATTTGATTCTATTGTCCTTGGCTTTCAACTTGATGAACTTTGGAATCGAAATTCTGTTGGTGTCATAGTCGAGCTTCAAGTTGTTGTTGGTTACTGAAAAGCAGAACGACTTACGAGACTTGCGTTTCGACTTGAACTTCGGAAATTCACTCCCACTCCTGAAGAAGTTGAGATATGCTTTGTCCAAGTGAATCACTGCTTGTTGAAGTGCCTGACTATTCACTTCCTTGAGCCATTCATGTTGTTGCTTCAACTTTGGAATCTCATTGGATTGCAAATTCCAGGGAATGGTCTTCTTGGTTTCCTTGTACGCTCGTATCTTCTATTCCAGGAAGTAGTTGTATATGAAGCGAACAGAGCCAAAGTGCTTTTCCAATAATCCCCGTTGAGAAGCATTTGGATACAATCTGAACTTATATGCTCTATTCATCTTCATATAATTATTTACGAAATCTACAACGAAAAGTCAAGCAAATCTCTTATAATTCTAAAAATATTTTTGATGGCTTGAAGTCAGCTTCCATTACAGGTATTGTCCAAAGTCGTAGTCGTTCTTGATGCAATATTGCTTGGCTTGCTCGTAGGAGTCCAACCTCGTCAATTCCTCGCCAGTGGACTTGTCCATCACGAACCATTGAACGTGTCTATCTTGCTCCTTTTGTTCCCTCTTTCTTTGGGCGAGAGACTTTTTCTTTTCCCTCTTTGGACGGCTTCTGTCAATGGCAAAGGGGCCGATTGGACGGAACAGCCAATCATCAAGTTCCACATGGGGAATCTTCTTGACTATCTTGACCTTTCTGAAAATCAGTTTCTTCATATGCCACCATTATATCACAATTCGGTGGGAATTGTCAATACCCCTCAAAACCGATTGTCTGAGGTGCATCTGAGGAAGTAGTCGCCAAGGGAATCCTTGTCAACCTTGATGGCAATGCCATGTTGCTTCTTCAACATGCCACGCAGACACTTGAGCAATCCCCACGGTTTCTTGGTATCCAATCCCTCGTGCTCCATCATGGTTATGAGGGACAGGGTGTTGTTCATAATCTCCAAGTAGGTGGAATACTCGATGTCTATTTGCATCTCACTTGTCTTTCTTGGGATTCGTCATCCTAATGCGAATCCAGTGCTTGTCCATACTGGTCTCAAGATTGACGAAGTTGGTCTGAATGCCAGTGCCATACACGACATCCCTGAAACGCTGACGCTCGTATTCCTTGTCGGGGCAATGGTAGGAAATGACCATCTTGTCGGTGTAGCCACTTTCCTCTTGCACCTTGTGGAACCAGCACATGCCCATAATTAGGATGAACCAAGTCAATGTTGCTGCGAGAAATCCAATGTTAAAGTCGTTCATGTCGTGTGTCCTCCTGTTAGTTGTTGTGCTTGTTGCCAGTTGGGTTGGTGAAACGCCATTCCATTCTCCACGGGGAGAGTTCGATTTCCTTGTTGATGAAGTTCGTGGAAACTCCTGAGACCTCCAACATCTTCTCAACCATCTCTCGGTCGTACTTCGTGCAGGGGTTGTGGTACTTGATGACGAGCTTGTTCTCGTATCCACTGTTCTCGCCTTGCCATATGAAAACTCCAATTATGGCGAACAGACCCAATACCATTACTGCGCCAAGTCCCATTCCTGCGAGGAAACTTGAATTTTCCTTGTCCATATTACCTTTCCTTCAATTCGACAATCTTGCCGTTGTTGTCTATCTCGAACTCCCTGGTGCTCGGGAGGCTTTTGAGTATGAACCTCGGCACCACGAGGTTTACCGGTTTCTCGTTGAAGTCTGAGTACGTGAGCCAGAACGGTTCTTGTGGATACCTCAGTCTCCTTTCGCCTGTAAATTTGTAGTCGTCCCTCAACTTGAGGGAGTCGTCGTACACGCCTCTGTGCTTCGCCCAATCCATCTCGTCCTTCTTGACCAGAAGTATGTTGACTTTGATGAGGTCGTCTATCTTGAACAGCCTTGGGTTGGGTTGCTTCGAGAATGGTTGCACGAATGCGTAGTGGGTGGTCAGGCTCTTGGGGTCCAGGAACCAACCTGTTTGGACTTGCCCAGCCTGATTCACGAAAGAAAGCTCGAAAGAGGGGTATTGGAGCAAGTCCTGCATGAATCCCTTGGTCTTGGATTCGTAGTATTTCACCTTCTCGTCAACGTTCCAAGTACCGACTTGGACATCCACGCCCCTAATCTGAAGGTCCT